AGTAGACCAACCAAAGAACGTACTTCGTTTGGTACATGAGAGTCATCCTTTACTCAGACAAGTAATGCCTGAATTTGATTTCAATCAAAAAGGAGTAAATCCAAACCAACTTGCTTCGGCATTGGTAGATACTTGTAGAGAACATCATGGTATTGGTTTATCTGCCAATCAATGTGGATTACCATATCGTGTATTTGTTATGGGTGCAGGAGAAGAATATGTGGCATTCTTTAATCCAAAAGTTATTGAAACTAGAGGTGAAGCACACATGACTGAAGGTTGTCTGTCTTTTCCATTCCTAGGATTAAAAATTACAAGACCAAAAGAGATTGATGTGGAATATCAAGACTTCAATGGTGTTACTAGAACTGCCACTTATGTTGGTGTTTCTGCTCGTTGTTTCCTACATGAGCTTGACCACATGAACGGAATAGTATATACTGATAAGGCAAAACCGTTGGCATTAGACTTTGGTATGAAGAAACGGAATAAAACTTTGAAGAAATTGAGATTGATATAATGGCAAAAAAAATTGAAGTTATAAACACTTTATGGGGTGATGAAGAACAAGTTGTAAACACCAATGAAATTGTCACGGTAGATGAACAATGGGAAACTTGGTTGAAACAAAATCCCATAGAAAATTTTGAACATATTGATGAACAAGTATTAAAAGAAACTGTTATGTCCGATTTGACATATGCTTCTAATATGGATGTTCGTGAATATACTTTGTACCAGAAATGGTGTGAAGTTAAAGAACGGTATCCTACTAGTACGAATTTTTCATCGATTACTAATCAAGATGAACTTTACATGAATGATCCAAAACAAAGAGCATTAATAGAAACTGTAAAAAGTAAATTCTGGATGCCAAAAGAACCAGATGATTATGAAAAATTAAGACCTATATTGAAATTATCTAATGGTAATGATGATAAAGATTTTAATGCAGAAATTTGGAATGCTGTTCGTACCTTTTCTTCCACGATGAAGAACAACTCTAATATTGGTCGTAATCTATTCTATACAGTCATTGATGGACAGACCGAAAAGTATCTTGGTGTCATTTGTATTTCATCTGACTTCTTAGACCTTACACCAAGAGATAAGGCCATTGGATGGCCAAGAGATATAAAAACTAAACAGAACATGATTAACCATACAGCCATTGGTTCTACAATTGTTCCTCTACAACCACTAGGTTTTAATTATATGGGTGGCAAGCTACTTGCCTTATTATGTTTATCAGATACAGTACAAAATGATTGGAAGGTAAGATATGGAGACACACTTGTTGGTGTTACTACTACTTCACTTTATGGTAACACAAAGTCCAATGGTCTTTCTCAGTATGATGGCCTGGAACATTGGAACAAAATGGGATTTTCTTCTGGCTCAGTTGCTTTTGAACCCTCTCGTTCAACTAAGAAAATGATTTTTGATTGGTTGAAAGAAAAACACACAAGGAAATATTTTGAATGGTGGGAAGCAAAGAATGCACAAGGTCTTCCACTTAAACGTGACCATAAAAATCGTTCATTACATTTTGCTTATCCTAAACTGGGTATCCCAAAAGATATTACCAGAACAGAACATCAACGTGGCATCTATTTTAGTCCGTTGTACAACAATACCAATGAGTTTCTCTGTAAACAAATTACAGGAGATAAATTGGTAAAATCATTTGATACCAGTGTAGAAGCTTTAACAGAAATTTGGAAGACCAAATATGCCAAAGGTCGCATCTCTATGTTAAAGAAGAAGAACAACGTATCGTATGAGAATCTTTTCTATGATGATTTAATCTATCTATCATGGGAAGAAACCAAAGCGAAATATTTACCACAGGTTGGTCGATAAACGCTTGACGAAACACATATATAATGATATGATGTGTAACTTGCGAAAGCAAGATTTATTATTAACTTACTATGGAGTATTCTATGAAAAAGAATCTATCTGCAAAACAAAAAATCCTTAACTACTTGAGCAAGTCAGAGGGTTACAACACTTTGACCACAGCACAAGCTCGTGCTCGTTTCGGCATCCAGAATGTCGCTGCTCGTATTGACGAACTTCGCCAAGAAGGTAACGTCATCTACACTAATACCGTTTCACGTGGTGACGGTTCAAAAGTGAAAGCCTATCGTATCGGCAAACCAACTAAAGCTATGGTTCGTGCTGCATACAAAGGCGGCTTCAGCTTTACTGCCTAATCTGTAGGCCATAGGGAGTTCCCGTTGTGGGAGACTCCCTTTTTTTATAATTGGAGCACAAATGGAAATATCAATTAAAAAAGAAGATTTACAAACAAAAAGTCTGTTTGTAGCAACACCAATGTATGGCGGTATGAACCACGGTCTATACATGAAGGCTTGTTTGGACTTACAAGGCCTTTGTATGCAATATGGTATTCAAGTCAAATTCTCATTTCTATTCAATGAGTCCCTAATTACTCGAGCGAGAAACTATCTCGTTGATGAATATATCCATCGTTCCGATTGTACACATATGTTGTTTATTGATTCGGACATTCACTTCAATCCACAAGATGTTATCGCCTTGTTGGCAATGGACAAAGAAGTCTCTGGTGGTCCTTATCCAAAGAAAGCAATTAAATGGAAGTCTGTTAAACGTGCAGTTGAAAAGAATCCACAAATCGATCCAGGTTTGTTAGAGAAAGTTACTGGTGATTACGTTTTCAATCCAGTTAAAGGTACAGCACAATTCTCTGTAACTGAACCACTTGAAGTTATGGAAATTGGTACAGGATTTATGATGATTAAACGTGAAGTGTTTAAGAAAATGGAAGATGCTTATCCATCTATTCGTTACAAACCAGACCATGTAGGTCAGGCACATTTTGATGGTTCACGTTATATCCACGCCTTCTTTGATACTGTTATTGATACAACAGATTCAATTACTGGTGGTGGTTCTGACCGTTATCTCTCTGAAGATTATATGTTCTGCCAAATGTGGCGTAAGATTGGTGGAAAGATTCATCTCTGTCCATGGATGAAGACCTCACATATCGGTACTTATCACTTCCAAGGAGATATGCCGGCAGTTGCCAATTATGTTGGAGAAATGTAATGACGATGGAAGATGTTGTTAAAGCATCACAAACTGCTACGACAGGTGGCAGAAAGTTTGATGGTGGTAAACTACAATATGGTTTACTTCCACCAGAAGCACTAAAGGCAACAGTAGAAATATTAACTTTTGGTGCACAGAAGTATGAACCAGGAAATTGGAAAAAAGTACCAGATGCCAAACGTAGATACTTTGATGCAATGATGCGTCATCTATGGGCTTGGCATGGTGGTGAACAAAATGACGATGAGTCTGGTAAGAATCACTTAGCACACGCAATGTGCTGCTTGATGTTTTTGTATGAACATGATACAATTGATTTTTTTAATAATGGAGAAGTGAATGAAACTATCAAATGAGACCTTAACGGTATTAAAGAATTTCTCGGCAATCAACCAAGGAATTCAATTCAAACAAGGAAAGAAACTGACTACAGTATCTTCCAGTAAAACTGTATTGGCACAAGCCAATCTAAAAGATGAATTCCCACAAGAATTCTGTGTGTATGATTTGAATGAATTCTTATCAGTACATAGTCTGTATAAAGATTCTGAAATCGATTTTACAGATACACATATCATTTTCAAGAATGGTAAACGTAAAGGTAATTATTACAAGACACCTTCAAACATGATTGTAATTCCACCAGAAAAAGAAATCACACTTCCTTCTGTTGATTGTGAATTCACATTGTCTGCCGAAGATTATGAATCTTTGATGAAGGCCGCAAGTGTACTATCTTCACCAAATATTGCCGTACAATCAGAAGGTGACCTGATTGAATTGATTACATTTGATGCCTCTAATCCTGCTGCACACACAAACACAATTGAAGTTGGTGAAGGCAACGGCAAAAAATATAAGATTGTTTTCAAAACAGATAATATCAAACTTATCTCTGGAACATATTCAGTAAAGATTTCATTCAAAGGTATTGGTCACTTCCAAAATACCAAAGATGACATTCAGTATTGGATTGCTTTTGAAGCAAAAGAATCTAAGACAGGAGTTTAATTTATGACCAAAGTAAATACATTATTTGGTTCTTATGATGAAGATGATTTGAAGAAACTCAAAGGTTATATCGATGAGGTCGTTCTTCATATGCTTAGAAATGATGGCAACAACCAAGCCATCAAAGACATTGTAGACCTTGCACATGATGAACTGAAGATTCCTAAAAAGATTCTCAAACGTATGGCAAAAACACAACATAAAAATTCATTCCAAACTGAAGTGGCTGAATCAAAAGAGTTTGAGGCCTTATTTGAAAGTATTACTGAAATTAAGTAATCGATTATTTTATATTATGAAAGAAGTGAATTATGGAACATCTATTGTGGACCGAGAAGTATCGGCCAAAGACCGTGGAAGATTGCATCTTACCAGAATCAATCAAGAATACATTTTTAGAATATGTCACTAGAAAAGAAATACCAAATCTATTGCTCGCTGGTTCGGCTGGAGTGGGCAAGACTACAATTGCAAGAGCTCTCTGTGAAGAAGTTGGTTGTGATTATATCGTTATCAATGGTTCAGATGAGTCTGGTATTGATGTTCTGCGCAATAAAATTAAAAACTATGCTTCGTCTGTAAGTTTCACTGGTGGCCGTAAGGTCATTATTATAGACGAAGCGGACTATCTAAATCCCAATTCAACCCAACCTGCGTTGCGTGGTGCAATTGAGGAGTTCTCCGTAAACTGTTCTTTCATATTCACCTGTAATTTTAAGAACCGTATCATCGACCCTATCCACTCTCGTTGTGCCGTCATTGACTTTAAAATCAATGGTTCTAAAGCCAAGATGGCAACACAATTATTCAAACGTGTCGAAGGCATTCTTAAAACTGAAGAAGTCACTTACGATAAAGAGGTGGTTGCTGCGGTCATTACAAAACATTTCCCCGACAATCGCCGTATTCTTAATGAACTTCAGCGATATAGTGTTAGTGGTACAATTGACAAAGGTATTCTCACATCAGTTTCCGATGTACAACTAGGTGAACTGGCCAAAGGACTCAAAGAGAAAGATTTTGCTTCTGCTCGTAAATGGGTATCTAACAACTTAGACAATGACCCAGTTAAAATTTATCGTAAACTTTACGATTCATTATATGAAACATTAAAACCACAATCTGTTCCACAGATGGTTGTAATTCTGGCCAGATATCAATATCAAGCCGCTTTCGTTGCAGACCATGAAATTAACATGGTTGCCTGTCTTACTGAAATTATGATGGATTGTGAGTTCAAATGACAAAAGAAGAATTGATGAATGAATTGGGTCTTGCTGGTGAAAAGATTGTAATCAATATGTTGAGCAATGAAGGTTGTAGAATTGAATCTTCAATCAACAAATATGATTCAGAAAAAGACCTGATGGTAGATGGACAATATAAAGTTGAGGTCAAAACTCAAGTTCCATTTATTATGAAGAACTCTTTTACCTTTAAACCAAATCAACTCCGTAAATGCCGTTCTGTTGATGTTCTCTATTTTGTTTCTGTACCACCACCTCGTCACCACGACAAATGGGCTGGTTGGATTTTCAGAGTAGAACCAAAGAACTTTGTTACAACTACGTACACAACCAAAGATGGCCGTGAAATGATTTTGATTAATCGTGAACAACCCGCTTTGATTCCTGTTAAGAAGATGACTGACGAAGAAGCGAAAGAACTTCAGAAATACACAGTATCGGGGTATTAATATGCCTGATTTATTTAA